TGTTGATGGATCAATTACAACAACTGCTCAAGCCCACCCAGAGTTTGCCGTCAACGCTGATGGAACAGGTGGAAGCAGAGTACAGGCGTTTAATTGGTTCTCTCTAACAAATCAATTAGGTCTTGGCGCAAACGGTACTTATGATTATGGTACAACAGGAGTTGAGAACGATACTAATCATGGTGTTCATGTTGGTGGTACTGTAGCAGGAAATACTCTTGGCTGGGCTAGAGATGCAAATATTTATAGTATAGAATTTTATTATGCCGGTGCTGTAAACCAAGTCGTGAATAGTTCACCTCTTTCTCCTACCACGTTATGGGATTACATTCGTGAATGGCATAACACAAAACCAATTAATGCAGAAACTGGTAGAAGAAATCCTACAATAACTAATAACAGTTATGGCGGTGGTATCACTAAAGATAGTGCCATTACAAACGGTCCTAATGATGGAGTTGGCATACTTAGATATAGAGGAGTAACCTACGATAAGTGGGGTGATCAAGGTAGTGATTTAACTGATGCTGAATTAGAAGCAAGGGGTGTACATGTACCATCTGACGGCAATTGGTATATCGCTTATGCTTCAAACTCAATCAATGCAGATATCGATGACGCAATAGCCGATGGTATTATTATAGTAACGGCATCAGGAAATAACGCTCAGAAAAATGTTAAAGTTGGTGATCAAGATTATATGAATTTTTTATACCTAAGAAATGGATCAAATCCGTATGCAGCTATCATACCGAGTAATAGACCTGGCTCGCTTGGCGTGAATGAACCAACTTTAAATGTTGGTGCAGTAGATGTTTATAGAGATGATCGTAAAAGAGTTAGCTCAACTTGTGGTAACGCAGTTGATGTTCATGCAGCTGGCGATAATATAATGAGTTCATTTTTAACAAATAGTTATGGTGGTATTACTGATTCTAGAAATAGTTTGTATTATCTCGGTAAGATTAGCGGAACAAGCATGGCGAGTCCGCAAGTTTGTGGTGTACTTGCATTACTTGCAGAAAGCAATCCTAATATAACTCAAGCTGAAGCCAATGCTTGGATAGAAGCAAACGCAACTAAAGATGTAATGTATGATACAGGAACTGACAGTAGTACTGATTTCAATAGTCTACAGGGTTCACCAAATAGAATATTAAGATGGATTAACCAAAGACCTGAAACAGGAATGAGTTTTCCAAAAGTAAATGCAAAAGCAAGACCTACAAGTGGATTAGCGTATCCAAGGCCAAGAATAAGAAAGAGAGGTTAGTTCAATGGATATAAATAAACTAAAATATAGAGAATTAAATTACAATGGCTGAAATTCTAACAAACAATTTTAATCAAGACGTTAATAAGTTATTCATTGCTGACGCAAAGGCTAATGACGACTATTATATGTTTGTTTCTAGCATAGGTGGAATTGAGCCTGTTGATTCTGCTACTTCACAAAACGAATTTTTAGAAAAGACGTTATTTGGTAAAAAGATACGCAATCAAGATATTAACTTTATGATAAAGTATTACCCTTGGCAACGAGGTATTGTGTATGCTGAATACGATGATAAAATAGATCTTGATGGTTTAAACTTTTATGCCGTAGTCGGTCCAAACGATAACGACACTGATGATTACAGAGTTTATAAATGCCTTAATAATAACGAAGACGTTGGTTCACAAGCACCACCTACTTTTGATGCTGCTAATATAAATCAAGTATACGAAACTGCCGACGGTTATGTTTGGAAGTATATGTATCGTCTCACTACATTACAATTCGAAGGTTATAACGCTTTAGGTTATATACCAATTGATCCTACTGCAACCGTTGAACCAGCAGAGGTTTACGGTGGTGGTATATCTGAGATTCAAGTTACTAATTCTATTGTTAATAATGGGTACGAAGAAAAGAGTGGTCTTATAAAAGGCGATGGTCGTCCACCAGAGCGAGTTGGCGGTCCTTCTTCTCACGGTAATGTTAAATTAGAAATTGATCCAAAAGAGCAAGATTGGCAAGCAACAGAAAATTACTATACAGGTCAATTCTTTTATGCCACAAACCCAAGTTCAAGTGTTACGAATCTATTTGAAATAAAAGCTTATAATCTGATTCAAGGAAATGGTCTGGCGGAAATTACTGTAGGTGAAGAATTATCAAATCCACGGCGCGGGAACGTAGAGAATGCAACTCTAGCATCGCCTGTCGTAATTACATCAACATCTCATAACTTAGTAAATGGTCAACCAATTACATTTAGAAACGTTGTTGGTATGTCAGAATTAAATGTAAATGAAGCAGACACAGATACACTTGCTGCAACTACTTTTTATGTACAAGTTGTGAATGCAGATACATTCCAATTAAAAACAAATTCATTATTAACGTTGAATCTTGATGGTACTAGCTTTGGCGGATATACGTCAGGCGGTACATGGAAAGGTTTAACAGACTTCCTAGTATCAACAGCAACGATTAATGCAAATATTAAAATCTTCCCTCGCGTTAAAATTAGCGGAGACGGTGATGGAGCAGTAGCAGTACCTGAAATTGATAATGGTGGTATTAATAAAATTATTCTTTTAAATAAAGGTACAGGATACAATAACGCTATTGCGACTGTTGTAGATCCTCTCATTGATTTTAACCCAGGCGGAACTGAATCAGCAGATGTAAGAGCAATTATTCAACCTATCATTGAACCGAAAGGCGGTCATGGTTATAGTCTGTTGGATGAATTTAGATGTAAACATTTTTCAATGTATGGATTCATTACAGCAGAAGACAATACAAAGATCGGAGATAAGAATACTTACGGCTGTATTGGTATTGTAAGAAGCCCGACTTTCAGAGATATGGCAGGCGTGGCTACATGGAGAAGCGGTCAAGCAAATACCGCACCTGAACCTGATATCTTTGATAATAGAATCGCGATTGTAACAAATGATTATGGAAGATTAAACGCAAATAGCACAATCACCCAAATTGATGTAAATAACGAAGTTGTCTTTAGCGCTCAAATACACGAGATTGACGAAACTTCAAATACGGTATTTTTAGCAGAATATATCGGACCATATAGAAATAATGCTTTGGTTGGTAATGGAGATACATCATTTAATCCAAATTTAGCAATAACCTCAAATACTGGTCAGAGAATAACAATAAATAATCCTGTAGCAGATAATGTTACATATTCGGATTACAAACAGAGAACGGGCGAAGTGTACTTCATGGAGGACTTCTTCCCACTAGCAAGAACCGATCTCTCGCGAGAAGAATTTAAATTTGTACTGGAATTTTAAGGAACGTAAGTAAAGATGCCTATTAATAAAAACTTAAACCAAGCACCATACTTCGATGACTATGATGCCGAGAAGCAGTTCTATCGAGTTATGTTCAAGCCTGGGTACGCGATACAGGCAAGAGAACTTACACAACTCCAGAGCATACTTCAAAATCAGGTAGAATCATTTGGAGATAACGTATTCAAAGAAGGCTCAATTGTAAAAGGCTGTAACTTTACAGAACTTGATGATCTTCAATACGTAAAACTAAATGACGGCCCTACAGGATTCAATGCAGAATCATTTATCAGTACATCTGCGGTTGAAACATTAGCAGGTCAAGAAGTTGCACTTGACTATGTTTATCAGGTAAAAGGACAATCTTCTGGCCTTAAAGCAGAAATCGTTCAAGCCGCAAAAGGTTTTCAAACAAGACCACCAAATCTAAATACTTTCTTTATTAACTACACTAACATTGGTAATGCAGGTCAAACTCAATTCCAAGCTGGTGAAGCGTTAGTTGTAACGAGATTCAAATATTTAAGAGGAACCACGAACGAAGCCTTATCAGTTAATATTGTTGTTAACACAGGCCTTGCAGTATATGGTTCGCCTACAGCAGGAAATCCACATGTTGGTAGAGCATTCGGTATCGAAGCTGCTCCTGGTATTGTATTTCAGAAAGGCCATTTTATATTTACAGCAGAACAAAGATTGGTTGTCGAAAAATATAGTAATGTTGCCGATAATAAATCAGTTGGTTATTTAGTATCAGAAAAATTAATTAATAACCTACAAGATAACAGCCTATACGATAATGCAAACGGTTCTAGGAATGAAAATGCCCCAGGTGCAGACAGATTAAAACTTGTTCCTACGTTAACAGTATTGGAAACTTCAGCCGGAACTCAGAATTCAGACTTCTTTACGTTGGCTCGTTATCAAAATGGTAATGCAATTACTGTAAGAGACGTTTCTCAATACAACGTATTGGGCGAAGAGATGGCTCGACGTACCTACGAAGAATCTGGTAATTACATTTTAGAAACGTTCCCAATAACTACTGATGATCGTATTCCTACTGGTGCTGCCAATAGTGAAGTACAATGTGTCGTTGGACCTGGCACTGCATATGTGAAAGGCTATAGAGTAGAAAATTCTGGTGAACGTTCATTCCAAATAGATCAAATAGGACAAACCGAAACAGTTAACAATCAAAACGTTTCAATGGAATATGGAAACTATTTTGAAATTGATACTACAAGTGCCTCGCAAGGTTATTTGAATTTAGGTATTCTTTCATCAGCAGATGCTCAAACATCAGGAAGTAGTTCAGTTGGTGCAGTCTCAGTACAAAACATAACAGACAAAAGAATCTATATTCACTCTGCTGTATATAACGGTGCTCAAGCTATTAAAGACATTACCAAATTATCAGATGGTAGTGGTGATGTACCTATAAGAACAAATTCTATCGGTTCACCTGTTATTAAAGAAACAGGAAGAAAAGCATTAGTCTTTGATACTGGTATTAACGGAATATTCGCAACATCAAATACTCTTGTTCCTTGTAGAGCTCAGAATACAGGAACGGCAACAACCGGCACGATTACATTAACTGCAGGACCAGGCGAAGATTTTAATTGTCTTAACGACGATATTCGAGTTAACTTGGCAGGAACAACATATCCTGTTATAAGTACCACCACCGCTTTGAATAATTCACAACTTAATATTGTTTGTGCAAGTGGTTTAAATGGTTCAGTAGAAGTATTTTATAATAAAAGACAGATCGGTTCATCGGATGGTATCTCACCTTATGCTAAAACATTACGTGATACTTATATTAAGTTTAGTTACTCAAACGTTAAAACACAATACAGTTTAGGTTTTCCAGATGTATTTAAAATTGTAAGTATTACAAATGCGTCAGGAGAAGATTTTACAAGTAGCTTTAGATTAAAAGAGAATCAGAAAGATACTTTTTACGATCTATCTTATGTAGAATATATTGAAGGTCGTCCTGAGCCAAGCGGTGTTATGACGGTTAATCTGCAATGCTTTGAGGTAGATACTTCAACCGGTAAATACTTCTTTACAATTAACAGTTATCCTAATACTCTAAGTAAGTTTGATATTCCTTCTTATGTATCAGAGTCAGGTCAAACATATAACTTAAGAGATTGCTTTGATTTCAGACCGCATGTGAATAAAGATACATCTGCAAATTATTTGGCAGTTATAGGTAATGCTCCAACAATTGGAACGCAGGTTGGATTCAATACAGTATCGTTTAGTGGTAAAGGAGCTGCGTTGGTTCCTGCTGCACAACAATCATTACAAACAAGTATAGAACATTACCTATCAAGAATTGATACAATTGCTTGCGATTCTTATGGCGAGATTGTTATCATTAAAGGTGAAGAACAGAAAATGCCTGTTCCACCAAAGCTTACAACAGATCAATTAGCAATCGCAAATGTTGAGATTCCAACTTTCCCTGCGTTATCTAAGAAGCAGGCTGATATTCTTCGTAAACCTGGTTATAGCATTAAGCCAAGAGCAACAGGTGTTAAGAATTACACAATGAAAGATATGCACGATCTTGAAAAGAAGATTGATAACATGGCATACTATATTTCATTGAATCAATTAGAATCTGAAACAGATAATTTAGTTGTACGTGATGAGAACGGTTTAAACAGATTTAAGAACGGTTTCGTTGTAGATCCTTTTAACAATTTACAGTTATCAGAAATCAATCATCCACAGTTTAATGCCGCAATACCGTTTAATCAGAAAATTTTAACTCCTTCGTTAAAAACATTCCCATTAGATTTGATATACGATTCGGCGTCAGGCTCTTCGATCTTCCCATCCACTGCTGATGCTAAGGCAGCGACTGTAGGAAGGAATTCAAATGTTGAGGTTATTAATCAGCCGTATGCATCAAACTTTAGAAATTGTGTAAGTAACTTCTATAAGTATGTAGGTGATGGAGTTATATCTCCACCTTACGATGCTGCTTATGATACAACAGTTAATCCTGCTTCTATTGATATTGATTTAACTACTCCTTTCCAAGAATTCGTTGATGAGATTCAAGCATTCTTACCTATGACTGATACATCTTCTGTTAGAAATTTTGTAGCAGATGGAAGACGTGGGGCAGGAACAGAAACAACAGCTATCACAACAAGATCAAGCGAAATTACTATTGATAGTTCAAGAACAACAGAAGCGTTTGTTGGTGAATTTGTTTCCGACTTTAGATTCCAACCGTATATGGCCGCAAGAGATATCAAAGTTTATATGTCAGGATTAAGACCTAATCAAAGACATTACTTCTTCTTTGATGGAGTGAACGTTGATGCCCATATAATGCCAGGTTCAATTACAGCTGATACAGTTGGAGAAGTTGGTAGGTATGGTGATAAAGGAGCTTCAGTTCTAACAGATGCAAACGGTGTATTAAGAGCAGTGTTCCATTTACCTGCTGAAACATTCTATGTAGGTGATAGAGTATTAGAAATTGCCGATGTAAGCGTATATGATAATATTTCTTCTGCTTCAACAAGTAAAGGATTTGTTACATATCGAGCATATAACTTCAGTGTTGAGAAAACAAGTTTAACAACTTCAACAAGATCTCCAAACTTTGATGTAAATACAACAGTAACAACAAGAAACGTTGCTCGACGTATTCGAGGAAGAGATCCACTTGCGCAAACATTCTTTGTTAAGAAAGGTATGGGTGCAGGTTCTAATTCAATTTACTTATCTGATATTGATGTATACTTCCGTCGTAAACCAACTCAGACAGGTTCAGGTGGTGATGATGCAGCTGCATTGAACGGAGTATCTTTACAAATACGTGAAGTAGTAAATGGTTATCCTACAAACAGAATCTTACCATTCGCAAATGTTCATAAATTACCTGCTAATGTAAATACTTCTGAAGATGCTTCGACAGCAACAACATTTACCTTTGAGGCACCTGTACGTTTAGATGTTGAAAAAGAATACTCAATTGTAGTACAACCTGATGCATCAGATCCTAATTACTTAATTTATACTTCTAAAGTTGGTGGAATTGATTTAACACCAGGAGCAACAAAAGGTTCTGCTATTACTCAGGATTGGGGCGACGGTGTTCTATTTACTTCAACAAATAACTCTGCTTGGAAATCATACCAAGACGAAGATATTAAATTTGCTATAAGAAGGCATAACTTTAATTCTTCAACGGGTACTGTTAAATTAACAAACGCAAATCACGAATTCCTGTCATTAAGTAATATCACAGGAAGGTTTACACCAGGTGAATTAGTTTATCAATTATTATCCACTCCTGGCAATACAGGTATTAATACTACCGCAGGTTCTAAAACAATAACGGGCGCACAAGCACTCGATACAGTTTATGCTGCTGGTGATTATATAAGAATTGTAAATACTGCTTCGGCTAAAATAGAAATACATAAGATTGCTTCAATCACAAATGCCACTACGGCTATATTGGAAACTCCGCCTTCGTTCTCTGGAGCAGGTACTCATATGCCTGTCGTTGCCGGTGAATTAGATCTATATGATGTTCAAAGAAATCCTTACGAATGTCATGTTGCTCATTCTTCTGCAACTACCACAAAACAATTTAACGTAGGTGCAAATATAGTTGGTCTTGATAGTACTTCAACGGCAAATGTTTCTGCTATTAACGATATCAACTTAAGTTATGTCCAGCCTATGATTATGAAGGCAAATGATTCAACTTCAAGAACTTCGCTAACAGGAACTTTTGTACCTCCTTCTAGTACATCAACTACTTACTTGAAGACAATGCAGTTTAATGATAACAACCATTTCGCAGAGAAAGGTGTTATTCTTTATAGTAAATCAAACGATCCAGCCGGTGTTAAAGCATTCACAATAAATATCGCAATGGAGAATGGAAGTAACGTAACATCTACTCCGTTCATTGATATTGAATCGTCTAAACTTATTGCATATCAATATAAGATTACTAATGATTCTGATACAACTGCAAAATATATTAGTAAGAAAATTGAATTAGCGGAAGATCTTGATGCTGAAGATTTCAACCTAATCCTTTCTGCGTATCGTCCTTCAGGAACAGATATTAAAGTTTATATTAAAGCTCAAAATCAATATGACTCTGATTCGTTTGATTCCTTAGCATGGACTGAATTAGAAAAGTTTGAAGGAGTAGGATCTTATTCTACAATATCAAACCTACGTGATTACAGAGAATTTAAATATAAAATTAAAGATGCAAACAAAACTGGTTCCGTTGAAAGTGGACCACTAACTTATACATCACAGAGTGGAGTGTTTGAAGGATTCAAGAGATTCCAAATTCGTATTGATTTACTATCTCCAAACATACACAACGCGCCAACACTAAAAGATTACCGCGGCCTAGCATTGACATAGGAACTATAGGAACCATAATGAGTATTAATAGAGATAAAACAAATGGAGCAATTCTTAGTACTGATGCTGCCGCTCTCAATAAATATAAAATAGAACGGAACTATTATCGCAAAGTAGACCGAATACAAAATGACTTAGTGGATATTAAAAAGAGTATTCTTGATATTTACCAAAGAATAGAAAAACTGGAAGAAAAATAAATGGCTCAGGATCTAGGTAGTATAACAACTTCGCAAACCTTCCAAAATTGGTTTAACAAGACAAACGAGATAGTTGAACTATTAGCTACTAATGTAGTGACGGCAGCACCAGGCGGTAGCACAACACCTGGCAGTGCAACACTTACTGGAAACTTTACTGCAGCTAATGTAATTGGTTCTACAAAGATAAGTACCGATACAATTGAAGCTGTCACTGGTAGCGCTCCAGTTAATGTTAACGGTGCTTTTAAAGTTACAGGTACTTCTCAATTAACAACAACTTTTGAGAATAGTGCTGGTGCACAAACACGATACACTAACGGTTCTTTGTCTTGGGACGTAGGATTAGAAAATTCAAATCCCGGCAACTTTATTATTAATACAGGCGTTACTCCTAATAAGTTTTCATTATCAACCGCAGGAACTTTAACAGTTCCTAACTTAGCCATAACCGAAAATGCAAACGTAACTGGCACGTTAACAGTTGGTTCTTTATCAATTGGTCCAGGCGGAGCCGGTTTAAGTACTGATGATGTATCGGAAGGTACATCTAATCTTTATCATACAACGGCAAGAGTAAGAGCTGCAGTAACAGGCGGAGACGGTATTAACGTTAACTCTGCAACTGGTGTTATTTCTTTTGATGGTCAAGGTGAACTAGACAGTTATCAAGGTAATAAGTTTATCACAACTGGTTCAGTAGGTTCTGGTGATGAAGCATATATGTCTGGCAAGCAGGTCTCAGGATCGCCGTTTGGTGGCTTATACGCGAAAACCGCTGGGGTTATTGTTGAATCGTTTTATTGGTCTGGTACAGGTGCCGGTATAAATGGTGCATTACAAGTATCTGGAAATATTGAAACAACTACTGGAAGTTTGCTTGTTAAGTCCGGCGGGAGTGTTAAGGCTTCTATTGACCAATCAGGTAATGGATACTTTACTGGTGATGTAACGACAAACGGATCTGCATCAGACGAAAGATTAAAAGAAAATATTGTTCCTCTCGATAAAGGATTGGAAACGATAGAACAAATAAAGACATATACCTTTAACTATAAAAACAGACCTCAGGATACGCATCCTGGTGTTATTGCTCAGGAGATTGAAGAGTTAGTTCCTGAAGTAGTTTATGATATTGAAATGGAAGATGGTACTTACAAAGCAGTAAGATACCAACAATTAGTGCCGTTGCTAATAAATGCAATAAAAGATTTGAGTGAAAAGGTAAATGTTTTAGAAAACAAGCTTATAAACAAAGAGTAATTGATGTATTGGTCTTATAAATAATAAGGTAATACCACAAGGAAAAGACTAAAGATGGCAAAAATTTCAGAACTACCTCCGATTACAGGTGCCAATACTAGAACAGAAGACCTGTTCGTTATTGTTAATCTAGTCCAAGGTGACGACGGTACAAGTAATATAACTAGAAAAGAATTAGTTGAAGCAATTCAATATGAAATCTTTTCTAGAATAACGATCACTGGAGGAACTATCTCTGGTGTGAGAATGTCTGATTCGCGCCTAGACAACGTTGATATAGATAATTCTGAAATCGAAGATACTAACTTTGTCCGTGGTACAATCAAAGATACGGTAATGACCGACTCGGTTGCTAACAATATTACCATCTCTTCCTCAACGTTTAGTGTTGGCGAGATATTTGACAGTACAGCAAATAACGTAACAATTACGTTCTCTGATTTCTCAGAAGGTACTGGTAATAATAATATCTTTACCAATACTACTTTGCTTGACGGAACTGCTAATAACTTTGTCATTACGAGTTCAGCACTAAATGATAGTGTTGCCAATAACGTAACGATTACGTCTTCAAGATTATTCGATAGTGTTGCTAATAACGTTGTCATAACAAGTTCAGAGTTCAATGAAGGTACAGGCAATAATGTTGTCCTGACCAATTCAACGATTGATAACTCATCAATTACAAATTCTACAGCAAATAATACTATCATCACCGCCTCACAGTTTAATGCTGGCCAGATTGATGCTACTGCCATTCTTAATGGTACGATGAATAATACCGACATTACTAATGCCACCTATACAGACGGTGATATTGATAATGCAACAATTATTAACTCATCTTACACTGACGGTACAATAGCAAATAGCACAGCAAATAATGTTGTCATAACAAGTTCTCAGTTTAACGACGGTACAGGCAATAACGTTGTCTTGACCAATTCAACGATTGATGATTCAACTATTACAGACAGTGTCATAAGTGGCAGTACATACACTGGTACGATGAATAATGTTGTTGCCACTAACATGTCAATTGGTAGTTCAACTGCTGAAGGCTTAAGTGCAAACGGATCATCGTTCGATAATGGTACAATAACAGGATCAACCTTTACAGGCATAGTTGATAAATCTCAACTTGTCGACTTCGATATGAATCTCAGCAAAGAGTTTGAGGCGCCAATCGATGATGAAAGTTACTTCGCAATTCGTAACGAAAAGACAGGCGATACAGAACAAATAAACTTCGGACAACTATTCTCTGAAGTATCAAAGAAAACAGCACAGGCACTTAAAGTTAATGTAGATGCCGGTTCTGGTGACGATGATAACCCAGGAACAATGATGCAACCAGTAAGAACACTGGAAAGAGCATTTGAACTTTGTTTAGAAAAAGCAGGCGGCGAATTAAATCGTAACGCAATTAACAACGCTGTTCATATTTCAGTAGGTCCTGGTACTTATTATACAAAAGGTAACTTGATGTTGCCTGATGACTGTTCTTGTACTTCAACTGCAGGTCAGTACGCAACAGTTATTGAAATGCTACCTGGCTACGAAAACAATAACGGTATTCTTGTAGGATCTGGTGGTTACGTTCAAGGATTTGGTTACCAGAACTTTAAAGTTGATAACTTTGACTTCCCAGAAGGTGGTTTCGCAATTGCCTATCGTCCTGGTGCCAAGTTATTACGTTCACCTTACTTAAGAGATAGTACTCAGTTATCTAACTTCTTACGCCAAGATGTTGAACCACCTCTTAATCCTTATAACTCAAAAGGTACTCTTGCTGACCTTGGTCAAACATTTGTACTATCAGGGGTTACAGGAAACAGCAGTGATCCTTTACTAAGCTTATGGAATATTGATGATGAAGTTGTATTCTCATCTGGTGCTATTGGTTTCCTATCTTGGGATGATAAATTAGATGCAAAGAAAGGTGTAGTACCTGGTGATGTAAATTCTTCAAGTACAATTCGAGTTCGTAACCTTAAGAACGGTCAAGGATTTGCGGTTGGTGATACAATAACTTCTGAATCTGGTGGTACAGCAACAATTGCTTCTATCGGAATTGATGATTTCCCTAACAGAGCGGTTGGTCGTGGTGGCGGTTGTGTACTTGCAGACAGAAGAGTACTTGATACCGATTCATTATATACCTACGTACTTTGTTTTGGTTTTACACCTCGTACTCAAAACGGTTTAGGATATGTTGCTAGAGACGGTGCTGGTGTTAACGGTATTGGTTCTTTGTCAATCTTTGTTCGTTGTGCGTTCTATGCACTGAACGGTGGACAAATGACGCTGAACAACAGTGGTACTCAGTTTGGTGATATCTCAATGCGAGCAAAAGGAACAACTACATTCTTTGCTCCAAAATCAACGGCCGTAAATATTATTGGTAACACTGCGTTTGCAGAATCAATTGATTACGCCGCAGATGATATTATCAATGACGTATCTGAATACTTAACAGCTAATAGTGTAAATGGCGGATTAGGCTATCAAGAATACGATTCAGAAAAATGTTTAAGAGATTCAGGAATTGTACTTGACGGTACAGGATATGACATTGCACTCGATACGAACTATTGGGGAAGACTCGGTGGTATTACTTATAGATCACCAATCAGTTATGTTGTCCCAGGTGAACAGCTTGAAGAAACAAAAGGTGCACTTGAATACTTAAGAGATCAAACAAAGCGAGTATTCGCAACTGGTAATGTTGAAATCAACGAACGTATCGAAACTTCTTTCAGGGAACTTCTGAATGTCCTGGTGAACGGCGAAGAGAACATCAACCCGATTATATGGAAGGATACTTCTGTTCCTTATACCTCAGCCAGACAACTTCTACAAGACAACAAAAAAGTAATTTCAGATGGTCTTATTAATTGGATAGAGAACAACGATGAGTTCTATGCTTACGATAGCAAAGCTTGTCGTAGAGATGTATCTGATTATATTCTACCTGCTGTTAAGAACGACATGATGTTCGACACAAACTATAACTCTGTTACTGCAGGTCGTGCATATTACATGGCTGCTGCAAAAACTGTTATGGAAAATCAGAACAACGAAACAGTTTCTGCTTATAAGAGATTAAAAGATCAGACTAACAAATTGATTGACGGAGATTCATTTGTTGCTTCAGATCGTCTTGACGATGCTTACGATAATATTTTAGAAATCCTTGAAAATAAAGGAAAACAATTTACACCTACGGCTGCTACTTATGATCCAGTTTCTGGTTTATCAGTTATCACACTTCAGCCACAAACCGGACTTACGGTATCAAACGCAACCTACGATCCTGCTACAGGAATCATGGAAGTGACTGTAGGTTCACATACACTCAAGACAGGTGAAACCGTTTGGTTCAAACCAGAAAGTATTACCTTCAGTTGTAATATGGGAAGTGGAGCAACGAATCATGCGGTTCCTGAAGCTCATCACCCATACTATAACAAACCTTGTCCTATCATTGGAGTAAGTTCAACAACTATTCGTATGAATGTTGGTACAGGTGGAACAGGACAGGTTGCTCATACATTTGTTTCTGCAACACCACAAGCAATTATAGCAGGACATGGATTATCTGCAGGCCGATACGTATTACTTAAAACAGGTGGTTTAGTATTTACTTGTGATAGAGATAATAATAAAACAAGAACTGGATATCCTCGAGCTGGTGATCCTGCCGCAGGTACTCCACTTGAAGTAATTGGTGCAACACCTAATCGAATCACAATTAATGTTGGTAAGTCGGCAATTGTCGATAAGCATAACTTCGTAGTCGCTTTACCTAACGCTGTATCTACTCTAGGAGATGATATTGTTTGGAGTGATGATGTTGGGATTCCTGCTGCTAATAGAAATGCAAGAAAGCAATTACAAAGAAACAAAGAATTCATTCAAGATATGATTGATGGATATATTGAGACTACATATTACAGATACGATTCTAAAAAGTGTCGTCGTGATACTGAACAATATATCTTACCTGCAGTTGAAAGAGATATTCTAACTGGTTCGAACTATAACGCAATCCAAACAGGTATTGCTTATCGTTCAGGTACTACCCTTGCTGATAACGTAATTAATAATCAATTGCCACAAACACTCGGTGCAATGGAAAAACTGAAAACAGATTTGGGAAGTATTACTCCTGCTGCTCAGTTAACAGTAACAGATGCTACATACAATCCTGCTACTGGAATTATGGTTGCCACGGTTGGTACTCATCCAATGGCCATTGGTGATTATGTTAACTTTGCGAGTGAAGGTATTACGTTTAGTTGTGATACAGGTAGTGGAGTTACTAACCATGCGGTTCCTGAATCGCATCATCCATACCATGACGCACCATGTCCTATCACAGCCGTATCTTCTACTACAATTACGATGAATGTTGGTACAGGTGGAACGGGTCAATTCCCACATACGTTTGTATCTGCTGTTGCTAATGCAATATCACCTGCTCCTGCCGCTGCAAGCTTTACTCCAACAACTGCAACCTACGATCCTGCCACAGGAAAATTTGAAGCAACGATTGGTCAACATAGTTTACAGCCTGGAGATTATATAAGATTCTCAAATGGTGGTATTACGTTTAGTTGTGATACAGGAAGTGGAGTTCAAAACGACGCCGTTCCTGCTTCTCATCATCCTTACTTTAATCATCCTTGTCCGATTGAGGCAGTTACTTCTACAACTATTATAATGGATGTTGGTACAGGTGGAACAGGACAATATCCACATACCTTCGTATCTGCTTTAACTAATTCAATTACAGAAGTAATATCGGTTGGTTTATCGGATGCTGCTTCAACACACAGATCAGACCAAGCAATTGATAAAATTAAGGGTATATTGAGTTCTGCGAACAAAACATATTCTCCTTCCAACGCAACATACGATCCTGTTTCTGGTTTAGTAGAAATAACAGTTGGTGCTCACGATTTACAAGTTGGTACTGAAGTATTACTTGCTCCTAACAGTTTAACATTTACTTGTGCAACTGATGCTAACGCAACGCAACATAGTTACCCAACTACTACAATTACAAACTTTACTCCAACGGCTGCTACTTACGATCCTGCTACAGGCGAGTTTACAGCAGATATCGGAGTTCATAAATTAAAGATTGGTGATGAAATTGAAATCGCAACTCGAGGTGTTACATTTAGTTGTGCTCTCGATGGCAATTTAACAAATCATGCTATTCCTGAGCCGCATCATACAAGTACTTACAAGAAGAAAATTAAGATTACTTCTGTAAGCGGAAATGTAATTGGATGTCAAGTCGGTGCGGTTGCTAACGGTGGTGGAGTTCATACTTTTGTATCTGCTGTCACTGGTGCAATCAAAGGTGAAAGACAACATCCTGCATATAAGAAACCAGTTGTGGTTGCAGCAGTTACTTCTACATCGTTTACAATTAATGCAGGATTAAGCACTGATACATCGGTTCATACTTTTGTATCTGCCTTAAGTGACAGTGTTAAATCTGCTAAGTATATTTCAACATATACTCCATACGATGCAACTTACGATCCAGTTACTGGTGTGTTTGTGGCAAGTATCGGAAAACACAATTTAGTTGCTGGTGATACAGTTGTTATCAAACCAAATTCAGTTATCTTTACTTGTACTTTAGATGGAGGTGTTACAGAACATGCTGCACCAGCAATACACCATCCTGCATATAAGACCCCTGTAAGACTTACTGCAGTAACTACTGATACAATTACAATGAACATTGGAATAGGTACCGGTGGGACCCATACCTTTGTTAGAGCGGACGTTGGGGCAATTGATACAGATGGATTATACTTTACAGATCCTGCTTCCCATGTTAAGCACTTTACTCCAACAACTGCTACATTTGTACCAAGTACTGGTTTATCAGTTATTACATTAAAGGCAGGCCATGGTTTAACTACAGAAGATTATATTGAGTTTGCTCCATACAGTTTCACGTTTACTTGTACTTTAGACGGTGATGCAACAGAACATTCATACCCAAGAAAAGGCGATGTAAATTACATGACGCCGATGGCAATTACTGCTGTTAGTGGTAACGATGTAACTGTTAACCTTGGTGCAACTTCAGGTGGAACTCATACATTCGTAAGTGTAATTAAGGACGCTGTTACTAAGGTTACTTACAATTCACAAGGTCAATACGCAAGAGAACAATTACAACAGAACAAAGAGTTCTTGGCAAAAGATATATCTCAATATCTTGATACTCAATACTTTGTATTCAATGGTGAAAAATGTTCCAGAGATTCAGGATTTATTCTTGATGCCGTAAGACGTGATATGGCAACAAACTCTACTTGGAACTCGCAGTTCATGGGTCTAGGATATAGAACCGGTTCTGTAGGCGCTAACAAAGTTATTAACGATCAGTTGGTAGAAACAGTTGCAGCAATCAATTTCCTTAAAGGTAAGGTTGCGGCAGATCCTAATGTTACTGGTACTGCACTAACAAGAACGAATCAACATTTTGATAAGATCATTGATATTATGCAGAATGGTCCAGCAAACATTGGTACAAAACAATGGGGTTCAACTGCTGCGTTAAGTAATAACCATAATGATGCAGGTAATATCCTGGTTCTAAATAGAGCGTTTATTATTGCTGAAACAACCGCGTTTATTGCTGTTAACTATCCTGCTCTGAATTATACAGTTGCTGATTGTGAAAGAGATACAGGTTACTTGGTTGATGGATTAATACAAGATGTTAAGTTTGGTGGTAATACTTGTTCTGTTAATTTCGCAAGGTTATATTTTGAAAATGCAAACTCAGTATTGTCTGCAGATCAAAAGGAACCTACATACAAAACATGGGAACATATTGCTGACGTTATTTGGAATATCGTACGTGATAATACAATTACTCCAAGTACTGGTAATGTTACTGTTCAAGACGTATCAGGAACAGACTACAGTATTGAAGTTGCTAACTTGGCAAGAGATAGAGTTAACATTGTAACTCAATGCATTAGTGATGATTCACTTAAGTACCTTCCTGATTATATTGAGCCTGCTGTTGAACCTGCTATGATTGGAGCTCATGCTGCAATTGATGGACAAACAGAAAATCTATCATTAGCGGTAATTGATTACTTAAGAGATGAACATAACGGATTACCTTATGCTAAGGAAGTTTGTGAAAGAGATGTTGGTATCATGGTTGATGCTTTATCTCGTGATATTGAATACGGCGGAAACGAAAATCTATTAGAAGTATTTGATTATTACTTCAGACGATTCGATAGTGCATCTGCTGATTACGAACAGCAACGTTCAACTAACGTTTTACCTCTTGAAGTAAAAGGTCAAATGAAAACGTTATCTAATTACGAAGATACTGCTAACGTTTCAGGTTTAAGAGAAGCAATTAATGTATTGCCTTACGAACAGCGTAAACCAACTAAACTTGCCTTTAATAGACTTGGTAGTATGGTTGGTCCTATTACTGCTGGTGTACAGCAAACTACAGTAGGTACAACGTTCGGTGTATCAACTGCAAGTTACATTCCTGCGACTGGTGTGTTTACTGCTGATATCGGATCTCATACACTTGACGTTGGCAACAAGATATACTTAAAGCCAGAAGGAATTGTGTTTAGTTGTGATATGGGTTCAGGCGTTGCTAACCATACTTCACCACAGAAACATCATCCTTATTATAACAAGGCTGTAACGATTACTTCTGTCACTGCTACAACAATCACAATGAATGTTGGAACAGGTGGTTCAGGACAACAACCACATACGTTCGTATCTGCTGATGCAGACGCAATTGGTACAGGCCCATATCATATTATAGCTGGTAACGTGGCAAGTGTTGCTAAGTCAGGCGAATCTTCTCAATTGATATACGCAATTGCTAATCTAATTGATAAGACAAATATTGAAGCAGCAGAAATGCCAACATTGGTTAAGGCTTCGTTTGATCCTAACAGAACATTGGCAAGAAAGCAATTACAAAGAAACAGAGACTTCATTATCGAAGAAGTTCAAGGATATCTCCAGGATCGTTACTACGTGTTTGACGGTGACAAATGTAAGAGAGATGTTGGTTTGTTAATTGATGCTGTTAAGGTTGATATTCTAACTGGTGGTAATCATAACTCTGTACTTAATGGAGTTGCATATAGAATTGAAACTGCAGGTACTAACAAAGTTATTAACGAACAGTTAGTTGAAACTATTAAAGGTATCGAGTTCGCAAGAGATAAAGCAATCAACGCGGTTACTGATGGTGCACTGAAGATAAGAACTAAAGCATCGTTTAACGAAATTATTGATATTATGCAAAACGGTAGGTCAGCTGCTAACGCAATTGATTATACAAATACTTCACCTTCAACTGAAAGAATTAATGCAAGATCTCAGTTACAGAATAACAAAGTATTCTTACAGGCAGAGATTACAGCATGGCTTGCTGCAAATCGTCCGTCTCATAGTTACGATGTTGCTAAGTGTGAAAGAGATACAGGTTACTTAATCGATGCTGTTGCACATGATGCTCAATACGGTGGAAACTTTGCTACTCTAAACTTTACCAAACTTTACTTTGAAAATGGTATTAATGTTGGTTTACCTTTAGCGCAGATTGAACCATCGGCTGCTGCCTTTGCTCACCTTGGTGATTGTGCTCAGCTAATCGCAAGAGATATCAATATTGCTGGATTGAAATCAGCAGGTAACGCTGAAACACAATCCTTCGCAGGTGGATCTTCTCTGTTGGCGGTTGGTGAAGAAGTTGAGTCCTTATTTGATATTACCGCAACTGCAATTACATCAGGTTCAATGTTAATGGCACCTGCTCAAGTGTTCCCTGATCCAAACAACGCGGTATGGACATCTGTTAATTCTACAGCATATACTCAACTTGAGGGAATTAAGGATTCAGTTGGTACAGGACTACTTGCTTATCTTTCAGAGTTCTTCAAAGTACTTCCGTATAGTGAAAGCAAATGTCGAAGAGATACAGGTTATATCATCGATGCAATATCACACGATATTCAATACGGTGGTAACGCAGCAACAGTTCAAACTGCAGGAATGTATTTTAACAATGCTGTAAACATTGGCCTACAAATTGAACAGAGAATGGGTACAAGAGATGCATTCTTACACCTTGGAAAAATTATTGAACATGTTGTAGGTGGTAAGGATATTACTACTACTCTTTATCCAAGAACAGGAAAATACTATACTGGTGATATTGTAACGAAATACAAATACTGGAATGGTATACCTTCTTATCAAACAACTACTCCTCAAGACTTTGGAGCTGTTGGTGCCAATCCTAATACTTCAATTGCCGCAAGATCTCTTGCTGAAATTGTTGCTAACGCGGTTGATGATAATATTGAAACAAGAGATACAATACCTGAAAGAATTGATGTATTACAAACTTGGATGGGAGACAATTATGTTACTGCCAAGGAAATTGCAGAAAGAAGATCTGACATATTATCAGAAGCGGTAATTACTTATCTATCAACTACTTGGAATGCACTCAGTTTCCCTGATGCAAAATGTAGAAGAGATATCGGATACGTACTTGATGCAATATCACATGACATACAACATGATACAAATTTTGCTACCTTACAATCTGCAGGTATTTACTTTGAGAATGGAGTATCAGTACTTCCAGTAGATACTAAAAATCAATATGCAGATATATTACAATTACTTGGTGATGTAGTTGAGCAAGTAGTTCAGGAAACTCCTGTAACGAACGCAAGTACATATACATTAACTCCTCAGAATCTAGTAGGTACTGCTGCTACGGCAAGTGAAGGTACAGCGGTTCATGACTTAGTAGGAATTATTGAACAGGTAATTAGAGCTGATGATCAAGATGAACAACCAAGACCTGTATCAACCGCAAGTTGGATTCCTACTGAGTTGAGTACTGCTGGTCAGAAGATTGTTGATAATACTGAAGAACTTGCTTCTGATGTAACTGACTTTATTAACAGTAGCTTTAAGGTACTTGATTATAGTAAGGCAAAATGTATCAGAGATACTAGTTACTTACTTGATGCATTCAGCTTCGACTTGAACTTCGGTGGTAATACTGCTTCGAGATGGAACGCAGATTTCTACTTCTGGAATTCAGTTTACAGATTACCTGAAGGTCAGAGAATACCAACTGCTAAATCATATCGTCAGTTAGGTAGAATTTGTAAGGATATTGTATTAGGTGAATACCCAGGACAGGTAATACTCGGTGAATTGGCAACATTAGTTGAAAGCAAGAAGGTTGAGAAATTAGCTAATATGTTCTACAACACTCAATTGTATAATGACACTAAGTACTTACCAGTTAAGGAAGAGCCAGATTACACTTATAGTAATGCTATATTTACAGATGCTCAAAATATTATTGAACAGAGAAGAAAGCAATTACAGAGAGATACTGTAAGACACGTTAACTCTGCTTATAACTTTATTGATATTAACTTAACTCGAAGAGATGCTAGGAACTTACTAACTGCGGTTTATAATGACTTTGCATATGATAAGTTTAACCCAGACGTTGCTGCTCCAACATACAGTGATAATGGTTCACAGAACTCGGTAAGAACATATTGTGCTTCGTTCTTTAACTATGATGGAACTCACGTATTCCCAGTCTTTAATCCAACAATGCAAGGACTGAAGTATAAAGGTTCGGTTAATGCATATGCTGATCTAAGTAGTATTACTGGAATGAAACCAAATTGGTCTTATATTGTTGCCACTGATTACGCAACTAACTTCTACGCCGGCGATATATACTATTGGAATGGTACTACACAGTTATGGACCTTAGAAGGTGCAAACAATACTGATCTGCTTGATGCCTTTACAGGTGCATGGGATAAGATGAAAACATACATCACAACCAATATATCACCTGATGCTGAACATACAGCAATGATTAACGGATTATTTGATGATTGTCTTAAAGATAACGTACTAAGACCTGAAACGTTAATCTTCGGATCGTTGGTTGAATCCATTGCTCACCAGTTCAACGGTGCATCGGCTGGTGTTAACAGAAACGCGTTACCGCTTAACTTCAGAAACCTTGGTCAAGCTATATCAGCGATTGCTTCGGTACTCAATGAAAGCGGTGGTCGAATTCGTTGGTCAGGTGCTGATGAATTGAATAACCAGTACTTCGCAAGAGGTCTAAGAATTAACGGTAGAACAGGTCGAATTGAAGGTCGACCGTTTACTTCATCGGTTCGTAAGTTAGCACGTCGTGCTTCGAACTCGAGAGCGGTAGTCTAAATATTTAAAAGGGAATAAGAGAAATGAGTCTAGTAACAATTACAACGAGCCAAGCTCCAGATGCAAAACCGGTTGCGATTAATGAAATCGTAACTACAAACTGGAAAGTGATTGCCGATGTACCTAACTATAAAGTTCCTGAATTAGTTTTCGGTGGATCTGAAACAGTCGAACCTGGAGTTGGTGAAATTATATCACCACTTGTGTTGTGTAATACAACAAACTCAACGGTTATGATTGATTTGAGATTCCATAGAGATGAAGCTAATGCAGAGTTTTATGTATTAAGGAACATGCCGGTAACTGCGTATGAAACAACACCAATTCCACTTAACGGACAGTTTTTAAAGAGTGGTGATACACTAGAGATTATGGCTTCTGCCAATCTTGCTATTCATGCAACGCTATCATTCACGCAGGGACAATCTGAAGAAGACGATGTTGTCTAAGAATAAATATATTATTAATATTAGGTTGAATTAAGGAAATAAGAAAACATGTCCAGATTTGGTACAATAACAGGAAAGAATCAATTACTTGGTTACGGCATACCGCAGCCATTTCCGATTACGCTTGACCCCGTTGTCTACGAGGGTGCATTAATATATTCTGAAAATGATAAAGTATATTTTTCTGACGGTGTAGTATGGAAAGAATTCTTATCTGATTCTGGTGTAACGCAAACTGCTATTTTGCCATTTGCCTTTGTAAGAGTTGATGGTACAGGTACTCAAACAGGTACATTAATATCTGGTGCAAACTACAATGCCGGTACTGGCACGATGGATTTTACATTCACAACAGCTCAACCTGATACTGATTATTCTGTTGTCTCTGATGGCGAGTTCAACGACGAAGCAAGAATTGTAGAAGTAACTGCAAAAACTGTAAATGGATTTACTGCAGCCTTTAAATCTGGTACTGGTTCTGTTATTACTCCAACCAATAGTGGTGATGCATTTACTCTTATGGTATTTGCTTCAGATCCTGTTACTCAAGTAGGTGCTGGTGTTCAAGGTACAACTGGTGCTCAAGGTACTCAAGGACTACAAGGTGAATACGGTCCTGGCTTTGATATTATTGGTTCAGTACCTGATGTCGATTCTGGTGGAGATCCACAAGCTACTTTAAATACCGCGTTCCCTTCAGCTGTTGTTGGTAATGCTGTCGTTGATGACGCAGACGAAGAAATCTGGGTATACGATGGATCTGCTTGGATTAACCTCGGTACATTCCGTGGAGTTCAAGGTTTACAAGGAGTTCAAGGCGACCAAGGTGTTCAGGGAACTTTAGGTTACGAAGGTATTCAAGGAGAAAGAGGTTTCCGTGGTTATCAAGGTGTCCAAGGAGTACAGGGCGACCAAGGCGTACAGGGCGATTTGGGTAATCAAGGTACGCAAGGCGTTCAAGGTGTTCAGGGTACTCAAGGTTTTACAGGTATTCAAGGTGACTTAGGTTTCCAAGGTACGCAAGGCGTTCAGGGTGTTCAAGGTACACAAGGCTTTACCGGTATTCAAGGTGATGTAGGTAACCAAGGTTTTGTAGGAACTTATGGTGGAGTATCGTTTGAGTTTGATATTGATCTATCAACAATTGCACAAGATCCTACTGCTGGTAAGTTCGCAATTAACAATACTGATCCTTCTCTCGCAACTGCACTGTTCATTGACCAACAAGCAAAATCAAATAAAGATGTAGCTGCATTATTAAATAGCATTGATACTGTAGCAGGTCCAAAGAAAGGCTACATTCAACTTACAAGAATTTCTAATAATCAAGAGTTTATTACTTTTGAAATTAACAATGTAACTGACAACACTGGTTGGTTAACATTACAAATTACATGGTTAGCAAATACTGCTGCTGTACTTACTAACGCTGCGGCAGATCCCGCATTCATACTTTCCTTTGGTCGCGTAGGTACACAAGGTGTTCAAGGTACGCAAGGATTTACTGGTATTCAAGGCAACCAAGGTACTCAAGGAAATCAAGGTACTCAAGGATTTACTGGAGCTCAAGGTGAAGTAGGTTCTCAGGGAAGTCAAGGTACTCAGGGTATTCAAGGCAACCAAGGTACTCAAGGATTACAAGGCGATCAAGGTACTCAAGGTACTCAAGGAGTTCAAGGTAAAGTTGGTGCCTTTGGTGGTATTACTTATCCTTATAATTACGATAATAATACAACGGATGCAGATCCTGGGACAGGTAAAGTTCGATTTAGTAATGCTGACTTATCCTCGTCAGGCCTTAACATATGGGTTGACGATGAAGATTTCGGTGGAAACAACGTTATGGATGGCCTTGCCGCAGAACTCAACTCAATTGTTGGTTCTCCTAAAGGTTATTTAAGAATAATCAACGCTGCAGATGTTTACGACCAAGCATTATTTAAACTTGATGTTATTACAGACAAAACAGGTTATTGGGAATTTGAAGTTACTCAAGTTAACGGCGTAACTAGTTTTACTAACGGAATAGATCTTAGATTAACATTCTCAAGAAACGGTGATCGTGGTATTCAAGGTGTTCAAGGAACTCAAGGTATACAGGGCAACCAAGGTACTCAAGGCGTTCAAGGAACTCAGGGTATTCAAGGTACACAAGGTGACCAAGGTCTTCAAGGTAACCAAGGATTACAAGGAGAAGCCATTCAGGGTGTCCAAGGTGTCCAAGGAACCCAAGGTGTTCAAGGCGTTCAGGGCGACCAAGGTGTTCAAGGTACTCAAGGATTTACTGGTTTAACTGGTAACCAAGGCGCACAAGGATTACAAGGTCTTCAAGGTTTACAAGGCGAGCAAGGCGAATACGGTGGCTTAACATTCGTATGGAATTACTCAAGTAACATTGTTGGTGGTACTGACCCAGGCACAAATAACTTTAAGTTCAATAACAGCAATCCTACTCTTGCTACATTAATTACATTAGACGATATTCCTAATGATCAGTTTACAACAGAAATAGATGCATTACTTGATTGGATTAAATCTTTACCCGGTGCACCTAAAGGATATTTAAAAATTCAGGTTGGTGCTGGTGGACAACCCGGTCCTGGTGGTCATCATTGGTTAGTATACGAAATTACAGATTGGACATGGGACAGTGGTGCAAAGAACTACGGTTTCTTTGATGTTGTTTATATTGACGGTAATGCATCAAGTTGGACAACAGTTACTGGTACTCATGGCGTTGAAACATTAATTACCTTTATTCCTAAAGGACCACAAGGTATTCAAGGACCACAGGGTACGCAAGGATTCCAAGGTAACCAAGGTACAATCGGTCAAGGCGTTCAAGGTGTTCAAGGAACTCAAGGTATTCAAGGCGATGAAGGTGAAGCTGGATCGTTTGGTGGTATTACTTTTGATTACACATTCAAGACAGATATAGTTAATAACTCTCCCGGTGTTGGTGGATTAAAATTCAATAGCGCTACTTATTCTTCTGCCACTGCAATGAACATTGGTACTAGAGATGATAACTTTGTTGACATATCACCATTCTTAAGAACGGTTGATGATTCTACAAGTCCTATTAAAGGTCACTATAGAATTACAAAGAAAGGTGCTCCAGAAATATTCCAAATATTTACAATATCTTCTCTTGTTGAACAATCTGGTTACTTTATTATAGCTTCCGCGTTTGTGAGCGGTAATGGAACGTTTGTTAATAATGAAGATGTTACTATTACGTTTGCTCGTACAGGTGATATAGGTGGTACTGGTTCTCAAGGTGTTCAAGGAACTCAAGGTGTTCAAGGAACTCAAGGCGACCAAGGAACTCAAGGCTCAACAGGAGCTGGTGCTCAAGGTACGCAAGGTGTTCAAGGATTACAAGGCGACCAAGGTACTTCTGGTCTCGGTGGAGCTCAAGGTAACCAAGGTACTCAGGGTGATCAGGGTACACAGGGTGATCAAGGTGAGTTAGGATTCCAAGGAGCTGCTGGAAATGGTAACCAAGGTGCTCAAGGATTACAAGGTGATCAGGGTACTCAAGGTATTATCGGTGGTGATGGAGGAGATGGTGCACAAGGACCTGCTGGTGCTGGTTCTCAAGGTATTCAAGGTGACCAAGGTACGCAAGGTGGCGAAGGTGGCGAAGGACAACCTGGTGGAGAAGGCCAACAAGGAACTCAAGGTATTCAAGGTGACCAAGGTGTTCAAGGAACTCAAGGATTCGGTTCTCAGGGTGCTGATGGATTTGGTCCACAAGGTACTCAAGGTGTTCAGGGAATCCAAGGCTCAGGCGGCGATGTAGGTATACAAGGCCAACAAGGTACTCAAGGTGTTCAAGGCGACCAAGGTGTTCAGGGTATTGAAGGGGATGGCGCTCAAGGTGCTCAAGGTATACAAGGATTACAAGGCGATGATGGTCCTGGCGGAACTGGTCCTCAAGGTATCCAAGGCGACCAAGGTACTCAAGGCGACTTAGGTAATCAAGGTATCCAAGGCGGAGGCGGCGGAGATGGTATTCAAGGTGACTTAGGTATTCAAGGTGACCAAGGTACTCAAGGATTTACTGGAGATGCTGGTGTTGGTGTTCAGGGAGTTCAAGGTACTCAAGGAGATCAAGGTACTCAAGGTGAAGCTACTCCTGGTACTCCTGGTATTCAAGGTGTTCAAGGAACTCAAGGTGACCAAGGTGTTCAAGGTACATCTCAGGCAGGCGATCCTGGTATTCAGGGGCCACAGGGTACTCAAGGATTTGGCGGAGATGTAGGTGGAGCCGGACCTCAGGGTACAGAAGGCGGCGATGGTGGTTTAGGACCTGCCGGACCACAAGGAACAACAGGCCCAGGGGGTGGTGACGGTTCTGTAGGTGCTCAGGGTGAAAGTGGTTCTCAAGGTGATAGCGGCGGACCAGGAGATGCAGGCGCGCCAGGTGATCCGGGTGCTCAAGGTATTCAGGGTGTTCAAGGTCTTCAGGGTACATTAGGCTTCGAAGGTCCTCAGGGCTCAAATGGTGGCGGACCTCAAGGTATTCAAGGTGAGAAAGGCGATGTTGGCGATCCTGGTATTCAAGGTAATGTAGGAGATGCTGGTTCCCCAGGAGCACAAGGCCCAGCTGGCGACGGTTCAGAGCTTGATCCTCAAGATATTAATGCATCAGCCCTACAAACAACTAATATGTTTATTACCATGGTTCAAGGTGGGTCAGGCGCAAGACCGTTATACGGTACCACAGGACCTAACTATGACTTTGGTAACTTGCCAGCAACTGGTAACCAAAGTAACTTCTACTATCAAGCATCAACCGATTTGGTTACAGTTGAGAATATTAACATTGCTGGTGGAGCTACTCTAAACGGTACAACTATTACAACATGGCCAACGGGCAGTGGTAGTGGTTCAATGAGTAATGTTGTTGAAGATACAACTCCTCAGTTGGGTGGTAACTTAGACGGACAATCTTTTGATATTTCAGCTGCTAACTTTAATTCAACATCTGATGAAAGGAAAAAGAATAATATAATAACAATTCCTAATGCACTCGATACAGTATCAAGTTTAAGAGGAGTTAATTTTGATTGGCTCGAAACTGGTCTTGCGGCAACCGGTGTAATTGCTCAAGAAATTGAAGAGTTATTACCAGAGGTTGTTAGTACTAACGAAGATGGATTTAAATCAGTTGCTTATGGCAATATGGTTGGTTTATTGGTCGAGGCAATCAAAGAACTTAAAGCTGAGATCGAAGAACTCAAAAAGTAACTACATTATGTAAAACGTGCTCTTGACATTAGAAAAGATAATGGTTTAACGTTAAGGGCATTTCTATAATGTCCTTTTCTATTTTGTGGGACCGGACATTATAAATAAGGTAATAATATATAAAAAATTTAAAAAGGTTTCATCACCATGGCATCAAGAGCTAACATATACATCGATAAAGGATTGGACTTCAGGACAGAATTGAATCTGTTTAATGATGAAGGTGTCGAATATGATGACGCAACTATTTCAGTTTATAACTTTTATAGTAGCATACGAAAGGTATACTCATCTACCGCATCAGCAAATTTTACAGTCCAAGTCGCAAACAATGATATCACATTGGTATTAACAGATCAGCAGACAGATTTACTTTCTCCTGGTAAATATCAATATGATGTCGTAATGGAAAAACAAACAGGAGAACTGACAAAAATAGTAGAAGGCTTGGCAATCGTAGTTGATACTATTACGGAGGTTTCGTAAGTGTCAATAAAAGTTAAGGTCGGAGGCGGCCGAACGATTAAGGCCGTCCCGAAACAAGGTCAATCTACTTCTATTGTAGCTCCAGCCGAGCGAAAACCACAAATCGTTCCAAATTCCGTTGTCTTAGGTATAGATACTATAGGCAGTTATGTTCAGCAGGTTAGTTCTGCTAACGGAATTGTTATTACTCAAACGGTTAACGACGAAGCGGCAAATGTTGTTATAGGTCATGCTGATACATCAACTGCCGTCAGCACAACCAACCTAAATTTATCTTATCCTAAGAACATTTCAATTGATACATTCGGTCATATTACTGATTTTGAAAATGTAGGATTCAATCCTTTAAACTTCTTTGCCAATTCAACGGTTATATCGTCTGCTGATATAACAATTGGTACTACTGCATTAACTCTTGGCGAAACCACATCCGAACTTAACGGTTTAACTAACTTAACGATTTCTGGTCTTTTTACTGGTCAAGATGCTGCGTTTTTAAACGGTATTGATGTTACTGGGCAGGCAGAAGTTGGATCTTTAAACGTTGAAGATCTTACTCCTGGTCGTATCGTATATGCAGGAACTGATGGTGAGTTAATTGACGACGCGGGATTAGCGTATAACGGAACAAGCATAGTCGCGACAGGCGGTGTGTTTTTAGATTCTCTTGATGTTAGTACAGGTCAAGCAACCTTAGGTAGTGTTAACATTGCGGATTTGACTCAAGGTCGAATCATGTACGCTGGTGCAAACGGCGAATTAATTGATTCCGCTAACCTTACTTTTGATGATGTTTCTATTACAGCGACAGGTGGTGTATTCTTAGATATACTTTCCGTTCCTGGTCAAACAACTTTAGGTTCTGTTAACGTTACTGATTTAACATCAGGCAGAATTACTTTCGCAGGTACTAACGGTGAATTAGTTGATAATAACAAGTTAAGATTTGATGGTTCAACACTTACAATAGATGCTAATGCCGATATTACAGGCAATCTTACAATCGGTGGTAATCTTACTCTAGGTGATAATGAAGTTGATACAGTAACAGTTGTTGCTGACTTTACTTCTGATCTTGTTCCTGATGCTTCTGAAACATATAGTTTAGGTACTCCTACTAAAGAATGGCGTAGAATATTTACTCCTTCATTAAAGAGTTCTTCAGGTGTTGTTTCAATTGATGAAACAGGAGCATTTGTATTACCCGTAGGTGGAACTGTAGATCGTCCTGCTAACAACGAAGTTGGTATGATTCGTTATAACAGTTCTGACGAAAGATTTGAAGGTTATGATGGTGTAGGTTGGTCTGAACTAGCAGGTTCTGTTAAAGACGTCGATAAAGATACTTTAATTACTGCTGAAGACACTCCTGGCTCAGATAACGATCAATTAAAATTCAAGACGGCCGGCGTTCAAAGAATGTCGCTCGAAGCTGATGGTAATTTAAAATATGGCCCTAATGATGAGGTTGTATTTGATTTTGCGACAGGTGGAGCAACATTTAACTCTGCAGCACTTTCAGCAATTCCTGCTGGGTCGGTTGTTTATACAGAGGCAGGTGGAGCGTTAGTAGGTCAAGCAAACCTTGCGTGGGACGGAACTAATTTAACAATTGTTGGTGGTATTACAGTTGATGGAGACTTTAGTACATCGGGTGGTTTATCAGGTGACAGTTTATCAGTAGGTAACCTCGAAGCGAACACAATGATGTTCGTAACCGATACCGGTGCGTTATCTTCAAATAACAATATTAAATTTGACGGCGGGCATTTAATAGTTAATGCATCTGCTGAATTCGCAACAGCTCCAACAATTGAAACTGTTTCTTCAGGCCAAGTATTCATCGCAGGCGCGAATGGTGCTTTACAAGGTGATGATGGATTAACATATA